TACTACTACCGCATTAACTGCACCTGGTACAGGATATTCTAATCAAACAGGAATAGCTTGTACAGGAGGTACTGGTAATGGATTTGGAGTAAATATAGTTACAGCAGGGAATGCAGTAGTATCATATACAATTAGCACAGCAGGTACAGGGTACACTGTTGGGGATGTTTTGACTATTGCAGCAGGTGGTAATAATGCTACCATTACAATCAATGCCATAGATGAGATTCAGGTGCCATATAGTACACTATTGAATACCTATGTTAAGCCATGTTTGATTCATTGGGCTATGGTAGAATACCTGCCATTCTCAGCGTATACAATAGCTAACAAAGGGATATTTAAGCATACCTCAGAGAATGCTGTAAACATTGAGAAGGCTGAGCTAGATATGCTAATAGATAAGCAGAGGCAAATAGCACAGCACTATACTGAAAGGATGATAGATTATCTGTGCTTTAATAATAACCTATTCCCAGAGTATAATCAGAATAGTAATGGGGATATGTATCCGGATACTAATAATTATAATATAGGATGGGTGCTGTAAGAAAGCCAAAACAAACGAATATAAAGAAATTACTAACCTACTTAAGTAATAACAATGGCAAATGATATAGGATGGGGCAAAGCATTTGATCCTGAAAGCGGATGGGGAATGGCTGCAGTTACAGGAGCTGAGATAGGCTATGGTACTGTAGTTATTAATAGTCATTCAGGAGAGACTAATATAAGCTCACAGGATAGAGATAATGAGCCAGCAGATGCAGGTGATAGTATGTTAGCAGAGCTACCATTAATCTATGCAGATAGAGGAGTGCTTTATCTATACTTTTTACTGCAATCTGATTTCACTCCTTTTATGATGTCATATACATTATTTAGAGATGGTGATCCATATTTAGGAGATAACCTATCAGCAGATGGAATAAGTATGCTAACTGAAATAGATTATACTTCTGAATGGTCATTAATGCTATCTATATATCCTGATGATATTAATGTAGTAGAGTATTCAACTAATGTAGTAACAGCATAATGATTAAGCCTACCAAATATCCGTATAATCCTGAGGAGATGTCTGAGCTATTCGGTGAGGCTGTTAATGAAGGTAAGCAGGGTAAACAGGATACACTGGTATCAGGTGATAACATTAAGACCATTAACGGAGCATCTGTTCTAGGTAGTGGAGATTTGACCGTATCCGGATCAGGTGCATCATGGGGTAACATCACAGGAACACTGAGCTCACAGAGTGATCTACAAACTGCATTGAATGATAAGCAGGCTACTCTTGTTAGTGGCACATCCATTAAGACAGTGAACGGGAATTCACTGCTAGGTAGTGGGAATGTAAACATAGGACCTAAGCTATTAGGATGGAGTGGTATATTAGGAACAACTACATCAGGTACAGCTATTACCGTATGTCATTCATTAAAGATACCTGCCAATACATTAAGCTTAAACAATATACTGCAGGTAGTATTTAGGATGTTTAGACAGGGTAGTAACTTAGGACAGCTATATGGTCGTATATACTTTAACACTACCAACAGTTTAACAGGTGCTACTTTATTCAATACTACATTTACCATGAATGGTGGAGGCTCGCAGTATGTTGGATATGTAGAAAGGAATTTTGGATACAATGGTACTGTATTGAGTAATTATTCAAATGCTGCATTCTCAGAATATACTACAGGGGTACCTCTAAATGTATCATTTAATTATGCTGTAGATAATTACATCCTATTTACTATGCAGTGCCAGAATGCAGGTGATATAGCTAACATTAATTTATTCAAAGTATTCGCATATGTTTGAGATTAACGGAATAGAATACACAATAACAGGCCCCATTGAACAGGTCAGTGATACTCAGATTCACGTAGAAACTGATAAGGGGATAATACTAATTGATAATACCATGCCTATCTATGATGCACTTCATTAACATACTAGCTATATTCTACCATCTATGCATCTATTCATGTTCTATTAGCATGATGATGAGTGATACACATTACATAATGATGGGAGGATTAGCACTATTCACATTCGTAACCTACCAACTAGCAGTAACATTCCATGAAAACACAACTAACCATCCTAATTAAAACCATGCAGGCTAACTGGATAAAGCTAATGGCTATGCTATGGGCATTCCTTATGCCGATATCCGGGCTGTTATTCCTGGTAGGATTTGTTATTGTATTAGATACTGTTACCGGTATATGGAAGAGCTATAAGAATAAGGTAAAAATAACTAGCAGAGGCCTATCTGCTATCATTAGTAAGATGCTATTATATGAGGTAACTGTGGTATTATTCTACATGATAGATACATTCATACTAAATAATATCATCCTGCAGTTTTTTTCTGTAGATTTACTACTCACTAAGGTACTTGCACTCATCCTGGTATCTATTGAGGTGATGAGTATAAATGAAAACTACAAAGCAGTGAAAGGATTAGACCTGTGGCAGGCTATGAAAAACTTATTCGCAAGAGCTAAGGAGATAAAAAAAGAGGTAGATGAAATTAGACATAACGAAGATATTACAGGTACGCCTATCTGATAAGCAGTACTTCCAGGAGGATAGCAAAAAAACACAAATTTACCTGCACCATACAGCAGGTGGAGGAGATGCTGCTGCAGTTAGTAGATACTGGAATAGTAATGAGACCAGGATAGCTACTGCATTTGTGATAGGAGAAAGAGGTACCATAGTACAGTGCTTCTCTTCCCGGCATTGGGCATGGCATCTAGGTATTGATAGTGAGGATTTCATTAAGGTAGGTGCAAAGTATCAGAATCTTAACAAGCTATCTGTAGGTATTGAGGTATGTAACTGGGGCCCATTAAAGCTAAAGGATGGGAAGTACTATAACTATGTGAATAGAGCTGTAGATCCTTCTATGGTTACTACCTTAGAGCAGCCATATAAAGGGCACATTCACTGGTATAAGTATACAGATGCACAGATAGAATCTACTCGGCAGTTAGTGGAGTATCTATGTGATACGTATGATATACCTAAGGTTTACCGGTCAGAGATATTTGCCATAGATAAGGAGGCATTCAAAGGCACTCCTGGAATCTATACACATAACTCAGTGAGAAAGGATAAGAGTGATATCTATCCATGTCCTAGAATGATTAAAATGCTACAGAATTTATGAGATACTTACTACCTATATTGATACTTATTGTATCCTGCTCAGCTCCAAAGAGAGCTCAATGGCATTACAAGAAAGCATTAAAGAATGGCCTGCAGTTAGTACAGGATAGTGATACCATCCGGATAACTACCATTGATAGCATTCCAGTGATCATAAATGATACTTTTGTAGCAGCTAACTGCTCATCAAATGCACTGCGGCATATGGCAGCTCTCTGCTCAGTTGGATATTCACTGATCATCTTCTCATCACTCATACATCTCTGCATGAATTCATTTTCAGATTCTGACTGCTTAGGCTGTGGTATAGGCATCGTATACGTGTTTTAATTGATTCACCATTGACTGCACACATGAGCCACAGGTAGAATACTGCAGCCTTTGTGAGAATACTCTATTATTTATCTCTAGCATCCTGTACTGCTCTGATGGTTTCATGGTTAATTTAGGCCGGCTAAAGAATGTATCTAGGTATTCATACTCCTCAGGCGTTAATGGCTTAATGGTATTCCTACGGAAGAAAGTAGCTATCTTATCCTGTATCTTATTCCCCCATTCATTTAGCTTCTCTTTACGTTCATCACATCCGCAATCTTCCCCTACCATGTGCTTAACTATAGCCTTAATACCTGTAGCAGTAGTTACTGCTTCCACAGCATCACCTAACTGCCATTCTACTACTGGCTCCTGTGCCGGAGCTGTTACTTTTTTCTTTGCCATTATACTATATTATTATTCTTTGCATACTCAGATAGCTCTCTAAGGTCATTCTTAAGAATCTTAATCTGCTCCTTTAATAGTTTAATCTCCTGCTCCATTAGAATGAACTCCTCATAGTTCTCTCTAGATCTCTCTTCTCTCTCTCTTATCTCCTTATCTAATATCTCTAATATCTTTATCATATCCTTTCGTAATCTTTATTAACGTAATCCTGGTAATCCTCATTCAATGAGTTATGTATTCTATTCTTACAGTGCTTTAATGTAACGAATAAACTTTTAGGGCTAATGGTAGTTTCTTTGGCTAGCTTCCGGATACTCATTCCTGTATCTCTATAAATGTGCCATACTTTCTGATCATACCAGTGCCAGCTATTCACCTCCTTATCTATCTTATCCTGTATCTTTAGATATGCCTCAGTCATAGCTGTGATATCTTCATGGGCTCTGATGTTATATGCCTGATCTATGGATGTCATGGTAGGCTTATATCCCCTGTGCATGATTAGAAATGTATTCCGGAGTACGAAGTACATATATGGTTTATTCACCTGGTCATTCACTATTAGCTGTGATTCACTGCAATAGGACATAATGCGAAGGTATACCTCCTGCACTATATCCTCTGCATAGAATTCCTCACCGAATGAGTTAACAATTTTCACCCATTCATCATGATGCTTGACTATCTTAGTTACCCAGTGTGCCATAGTTTTGACGTAAATATACTCTAAAAAAAGAATCATAAATCTCAGTAGTTACGTTCCTACCTTGCATGAATCTATATAATTTAGCATAATTTACGTTCATATCCTCAGATAGATGTGTGAGCTTGTACCTCTTAGATAGCTTGAGTTTAATCTCTTTCCGCATCCAATCAGATAACTGTTGCTCATCAGAAAGGTAGATCGTCAGTGCTCTCATCTGTAGTGTTAAAAGTTTTTCTTAATTTATCAACAGCACTGTTCTCAGTACTTGAGCTCAGACTCATAGTCCATGCTTCAATAGAGTTAAAGTACTTGATTGTACCATCCTGTGCCTCCCATCTGCGACCTCTTAGGTTGTACTGCACCTCTACCACCTCACCTGTTTTCAGGTTGTTAGCTAGATCGCATTTGTCCTGGGTTAATTGGAATGTAACATACTGAGGGTACTCATCCTGTGATTTCAGGGTTACTTCTCTCTTTTTGAATTTGTCAGATACTGACGTTGTAGGGGTAACGAATACCACCTCTCCTTTGAATTTACTCATGGTTATTTATGTATTTGATGTAATTAATTGTGCTTATCCACCCCCACACTATTGCAGGGGCTAGTAAAATTGCTGCTAATATAATCATTGTATTAAAGTTATTACTATTACTGTTCCTACTATGTACCCAAAAGACAGTGCAACTGCATTGAGTACTCTTTCATTCCAATTGGTAGCCTCTATCATATAGCCTAGAAATGGGAGCCCAAGGAATGGACCAATGGCTGCGAATAATATCATACCTGGTGCATTGCCCTCGGACACAAATCTAATGTAAAAAGTGCTACATATCTCTATGACAAGAGCTGAAAGAAAGATTATAGGGTATCTCATTTGTCTAGGTTTATTTCGTTATCATTTAGGCTACTGATCAGAAAGTCCTGTATCTTCTCCACTATCTCATATTGTGCATCCGGTAGGTCTCCATACTTCAACATACTACGGAGCTCTGATTTGAGCTCCCATAGTACATTTAGCATATCCTGGCCTTTGATGGCACAGTAGTGTTCTGCCTGCTCATCAGGTAGGTTAAATTCAAGTGTTGCTTTCATAGGTTAAAATAAACGTTCTTTAATAACCGGTAACTCAGGAC